TCAGTTCTCGTTTTCCGTTACCACGCTCGCGGCCGGCTCGTCATACGCAAGGGCGCGGGCGCTGTCGGAAAAGCCCTCCGTCGTCGGGTCAGCCAAAACGCCCATCACCACAAGCACGTTGAGCGCCGCGGCGATCCAGTTGGCGAGCTGGCTTTGCGTTATGGCCGGCACAAAGCCGAAAATCCCCATCAAAATGTAGGCAAGGCTTAGTACGGCGGCCATCAGGCTTGAAAGCGTGGTTTTGTTCATCAGGCGCAGTTTCCAGTTGATTTTCATATTTTTCTCTCCTTTTCATGCTTTCCGCGGGCGATAAGGCTCGCGGGCCAGTTCGTCGATGCGATGATGTGCGCTTTTCGTGCTGGCATCCACTACAGCAATATTCCGCGCGTTCTGCTGGCATGCCTCTTTTAGCTCTTCTACATCCTGTTTGATGCCGCACACCACATCCAGCTTCCCATTTACCTCGCCGCGCCACAAAGCGTCCTCCTCATTGCGGCGGCCCTGCTTAAACAGCAGCCCGAGGATGCTGGTGATGCAGGCCGCGAGGCTGATCCACACGGCGGCCGATGCCATATCCATTTCGTTTTCCCTCCTTTTGTTTCAGGCGCAGGCGGCTGCCAGCGCGGCGCAGGTTTTCGGCCCGGCGATGCCATCGGCCGCAAGGCTCGCTTTGCGCTGAAAGGCTTTTACGGCGGCGCGCGTTTTTTTGCCAAAGATGCCGTCTGTGCTGCCCACCGAAAAGCCCAGTTTTTCCAGCTGCTTTTGCAGCAGCTTTACCCGTGGGCCTGTACTGCCAAAGCAAAGCGGCGCATTTGCCTCGGCCGCCGCGCCGCTTTTTTCCGCCGGGCAAGCAGGCATACGGTACAAAAGATCACAGTCGACATTGCCGCGTATGCCGGGCACGCCGCCGGTACTCGTATGCTGCCAAAGGCACGGCGCCAGCGGAGAAGTGCACTGTGCCGCATACTCTGCAATCCAGAGGTTTTCGCCGGCCAGCTGTGCGGTGTATACACGGTTTTTCAGCCAATCCGCCGAACAGTAAAGCCCCGCTGTGCGCCCGGCCTTTTCCATTTCGGCCAAAAACGCCTGCACGGCTTCGGTGCGGCGGGCGCGGCTTGCGGCAAGGATAGGCGCCACATATTCCTGATCGAACCACACGCCGAGCGGGAACGTCTCTTTGCCCAGCACGGCAAGGCAGGCCTCGGCCTCGGCTTTTGCCGCGGCTGCATCCGGCGCGTAGCTAAACCAATAGCACCCAAGCGCAAGCCCCGCCGCCTTGGCCTGCCGGCAGTTGCGCGCAAATTCAGGGTCCTGCTGGGATGCAAGGCGCCCATACCCCGCCCGCACGATTGCAAAAGTAAACCCCGCTGCCTTTACGGCCGGCCAGTCGATCCACCCCTGATACCGGGAAACGTCAATTCCTTTTTCCACAGCCGTGCCCCCTTACTTTTTCCAGCGCGCGTGTGCGCTGTTCAGGGCGGCAGTGCTGTAATTCGCCTTTTCGCGGGTTTCCGTTTTTGCCGTGCTGCTTGAGGAGCTTGTGTGTCTGCGCTGCGAAGCTGTTGTGCTGCTGTGGCTGCTTGCCGTGCCGGCGCGGCTTGTGTTGCTGTGGGTGCTTGTGCTGCCGGAAGTGCTTTTTGCGGTAGCCGCCTTATAAGCCATCTGCTGGGCAAATTGGTTTTGTTCCTCGGCCAGCTGTGTCTGCCATTTTTCGCGCGCGGCAGCCTGCTCGGCTTCCCATTCGCGGATGCTCTCCTGATACTTTTGCACGGCCAGCTCGTAATCTTTACGGCTCAAATCGTTTTTGAACTGCTGCTGTTCCTGCCCGGCGTAGTAATCCCGCATGTCGGTAATGGAATCTACCCAGTCCTGATATTCGCCGTAATCCTTTTTATAGGCGCTGTCGGTGAGGCTGCTGTACTGTGCAAGCCCCTTATAGTAATCTGCCACGGTGTCCTCGTAACCGGCGTGGGCCGCCTTTTCCTGTGCCGTCAGGCCCGAAAGCGTATCCTGCATCGCGCTGCCCTCGGCCTTATAGCGGTCAAGCGCCGCCTCGTAAAGCGCCGGCAGCTTGCCGTTCAAATCGTTCAAATAGCCCTGATACGCTTGGCTGCCCGCCGAGGCCGCATACGAGGAGCCGTATCCCCCGCTGGCCGCCGCGGCCGCGGCCGTTTCGTCCAGCATTGCCACGCGCCCGTTGTGTGTGTACTGATCTTTATACGCCTGATACAAAGGGTCGGCGTTAAAATCATACGAAAAGCCGCCGCGGTTTTGGATTTTATCCAGCATTGCGTCGATGCGGCTCTGGTAGCCCGAAACATACTCGCCGGGCTTAGTTGCCTCAAAATCGGCCAGCTGCTGTTCGGCATCCAGCACGGCCTGCGATTTTTGATATTCGCTGCCTTGCAGCGCGGCCTCGGCGCCGGCTTTATCCTGTACGCCGGAAAGGTTTTGTGCGGCCGCTTCGTCCGCGGGGCCTTGCGCTGTATCCGTTTTCTTTTTGTCCGTTGCCATATTCTTCCTCCTTTACACCACCCCGATGGTGAACACTTCGGTATCCTGATAGCCGTCGAACGCCGGCACAACATAGATTTTCCCGGCCACATCGGTATACGCCTTACAGGGCTTGCCGTTTTGATATGCAAACGCCAGCGCCGGAAACGCAGCGTTGAAATACCCTTCCGGCAGCGTCGCCACCTGATAAGTTTCGCCCTCCCACGGCTGCTGCGAGCCGTTTTGCAGCGTACCGTGCAGCCGCCCCAAAACAAGCCTGCCGCATTTTTGCAGCGTGTTTTCGCTTGCCGAAGGCAGGTATGCTGTATATAAGGTACACGCCGAGGCCGAAACCGTGCCAAGCCCGGCCAGCGCCGTGCCCACATCTGTGCCGCCCAAGCTCAGCCCGCCCGTAACACAAAGGCCACCGCCCACGCTGACGTTTCGGCGCAGCTTTGTTTCCAGCGCCACATCAAAAAGGTTTGCCTGCTCGGCGGCCTTGCCCACGGCAATGCCCGTACCGCCTTTCAAAAAGTGCAGCAGATACACCGTGCTCGAAATGTAATCGTAGTAGTCGATGGTATGAAAGGCATCCGAAACGGTGTATTTCACGTCGTAGCTTGCCCCGGCCTCAAGCGCGGCGGCAAGCTTCTGCGCCGTGCCGGGCGCCAGCGTCACGGCCGTGCCGTAGCTTTCCTGCGTCACCTTTTTCCACGCGCACTGTACGGCCGCCGGGTTTTTGCCGCCCAGCGCCGAAGCCGTAAGCGTACAGCCCGCCAAAAAATACGCGCCCTCTTCGGCCGCCGCGCCGTTTTCGTCGCACCGGCGCGAGGAAATGCCCGAAAGCGCCGGGGCCGTGTAAGGTTCTACCGCCAAAAGAAAATCAGCCGTCGCGGTGCGGCCGCGGCTGTCCTGTACCGTCACGGGGATCGTGACGTTGCCGCTTTCCGTCAGGGCAAGGTCGGCATAGTTTTCCGTCTGCGGCGCGCCGTTTCCAAACATGTATGCCACGATCGTACTGCCATAGCTGCCCGCTGCGCCCGTCATCGTTATGCGTGCCGTAGAAAGCCCCTGCACCCAGATGCCCCATGCCGCGGGCACAACCGTATCCGCCTGTGCGGCCGAAAGGGTGCCTGCCGTGGGCACAAGGCTTTCGTCCACGGTGGCGCTCAGGCTCGCCTGATAGCCCTTATAATCGTTGGTGAACTGCTGGCTGCCCGCGTACATCGTATAGTGCGCCACCATCGTAGCCCAAAACTGGCCGCAGGCATCCGTGTGGGCCGTATCGCCAAGGTTTTGCGCGAAATCGTTGGCCCACGCCAGCGGCACGGCGAACGGCACTGTCACCTTTGTGCTGCCCTCGGGCATCGAGACGGAAAAGGTTTGGGCATAGGCTTTGTTCGTCGATTGCAGCGTTACATCGAAAGAATACAGGATCGACGCAGCCGCGGGTTCGTCGCTGGTAATGACAAGGTGCAGCGCGCGGCTGCCGTTGATTGTAAAATAACTTTCCGCAAACGCGAGGCCAAAGTGGATGATTGCCATATCAGTTTGCCCTCCATTTCACGCCGAGGCCCGTAGCTGTCGTGATAAAATCGTAAAAGCCCTCGCCCGCACTGCCGCCGATAGAAAGCCGATCCGATACTTCGGCGGCCGTAACATACAGGCGGTTATACTGCAAAAAGGCCACGACGCTGCCATAGCGCAAAAACGAAAGCTTTTCGTTGTCGATGCGCAGCGTATAGGGCGAGGCCGCACCGTTTTGGCTTTTGCCCAGCTCCAGCCCGTCCGCCGTAAAGCGAAACCATGTATCCTGCGTGTTTTCCAGCGTTTCCAGCGCGTCGGCCGTTTTCTGTGTCAGCGCCGCCACGCTGGAAAGGCTGACGTTTACTTCGCGGCTTGTCTGCGTAACGCGGCTGTCCACAAGGCTTTCGAGGCTTTGCTGCGTTGTCTCGTTGGCCGCCGCGTATTGCTCTGTCACCTCGGCCTTCAGCGCATCCTGTGCCACGGTGATGGCGCTTTGGTAATCGTGCGCGATCTTGGTTGCAGTATTTACGATCTTTTGCCGCAGCGCGGCAAAATCCTGCCGCTGCTGTGCTGTCAGCTCCGCAAGCTTTACACCTGCCGCGGCCGTGCCCGCATTATAGGTAGCGCTCATATTGTCGCTGTCAAGGTTTGCCAGCACATAGCGCAGCTGCTCGGTAAGCTGATAGAGATAGCTTTTAAGCTGTTTTGCGTCTTGGCCCGAAACGCCCGCCACATTGAGGCTTGCGGGCAGCGTGATCGAAGAAAGATCGGCCATTACAGTTCACTCCCCTGTTCCATCACCTTTGCGATGCTATACAGCGCCGCCACGCCGCATCCCGAAAGCCGCAGCCGCAAAAATGCAAACCGCCGCGGCACAATGGGCACCAGCACAGCCTGCCGGCGCGAAACGCAGATTTCGCGCAGCGTCTCCCATCGGCCTGAGGCATCATACTGTGCTTCCAGTTTAAGCTTCGCGCCCGCCTCGGCTTCCAGCCGTACCTCTAAGCGTGAGACATATTTATGGTCGGCCGTATACAGGCCGATGTCGCCCGTTTCGCCATACCAGCTTACGGCGGTTTCGCGCCCGGCCGCGCCCGCATACGGATCGTTTTCGCACCCGATCGCCCAAAGCCCCCCCGCGGCCGAAAGCGCATACAGGCTTTCGCCCGAAGCCGTAAAGGCCAACGCCTTGCCGCCGTTTTCTCTGTGCCAGATGCCGCGCGCGGTATCATAACAAAACCATCGGCAGCTTCCGTCCGCGCCGTCCAGCGCAAAGCGCACTTCGCCGTGCGCCGCGCCTGCCGCGCCGCCCGTAAAACGTGCCGGCCCAAGCTTTGCGCCGATGCATGCGGGCAGGCTGCCGTCATACTGCATCACGCCGTCGGCCGAAAGATAATAGAGCGTTTCGCCCGCCGTAACAAGCGTTTTTGCGCCGCCGGGGCATACGCCGCGGCAGGCCACCGTTGTAAGCTGATAGTTTGCGGGCTTGGTGCCGTATACCTTGTGGATGAGGTTTTGCTTAAAAAACAGCACATACCCAAGGCATACGGCCGCGCCCGTAAAGTTGCCATCCGAGCCGACGGTGGCCGTATAGCTGTCGGCCGCCGTGCCCATATACGAAAACCAATTTGTCGGGTCGCCAAGCTTACAGGCGTAGATGGCGTGGGCAGCGCTTGCGCAGCCCCACACACGGTTGTCGCTTTCGGCCAAAAAATCGAGGTCAGGGATACGCCGCTCGACGGTAATCTCTCCCGTTTCATGGCTTTGTACGGCGCTTTTTTGAAGCAGCCCCGTCACAGTCAGCGTATCATCGCTGCGGTTCCATACAATTAGATCTCCGTTCAGGGTTTCGGCCGCCGTGCCGACGCTTGCCACCGCCACGCCCGAGATCGTCACCGTATCGTACCGGGCAAAATTTTTGCCGATGCCCGCGGCGCAAATTTGCAGATACGTCGTGCTGATGGCCGACCACGCCGCGTTTGCGGCCGAGTACACGCGCAGCACGTCTGCCGTGCCGGAGGTATCCAGCCAATAATCGCCGTTTTCGGGCGAGGCGGGTTCTTCCGTGCCCGTGGTTTTAATTGTATAGGTGGTACCGTCCTCACGCGCGGGCACAAACTGCACGTCGCCCACAGAGGCCCATTTTGCGCCGAGCGCATGCAGGGTTTGGTCGGCCGTATCGAGGTACACCTTATCCGGCCAAATCAGCACTTTCGTGCCGATGCCGCAAAAGGTTTTGTCGCTGTCGGCCACTGTGCCCACAGCTTCTCCGTTATAAAACAGCTGTGTGCCATCCACCCAGATCAAACCGTTTTTTGCGTACAGGCCGTGCGGTTTTGTCAGCGTTGCGGCCAAGGTGCGCGGCAGGCGCGGGGCCAGCGCCGGGTAGCTGCGCGCCGAAAGGTTTTCTTCCTCATACCATTCGCCCTCGGCGCAGGCGGCCGTGTGATCGTACCCAGCAAACGCCGTTACCATGCTGCGGCTACGGGCGATTCGTGCCAGATTTGGCAGCTTCATATTTTTTCCTCCTTACAGCCGGAATTGCCCGCGCGGGCGCGGCATATGTGCGGCGCGGTAGGCCGCCGCGTATTCGGCCAGCGCGGCGTTATACAGCAGCATATCGTTGCCGTAGCGGGCCAGCTCGCCAAGCGTCAAATCGGTTTGGGCCATCAGCCAGTAAAGGTATAAAGCGCTGTAAGGCTCCGCCGCCAAAAGGGTGGCATCGTCCAGTGTGCTGTTATCCGCGCCGCTATTTTTTGCCTCGGCGTTTTCTGTCTCGCCGCCGGGCGCATTTTCGGTTTGTGTGCCGCCGGCCTGCGCCACAACTTCGCGGCGCAAAAGCCCGTCGAGCTGCGCCAGCCAAAGGCACTTTTCTTCGTCCGAAACCGTATTGGGGCGCAGCGCATCCGCGCGCCGGATTGCTTCTCGCACTGTCATCGGCTTTTCCTCCTTTTCAAAGCAGGCCCGGCACGGCAAGCGCCGCCCGGGCCGACTGTTACTGTGCCTGTTCGGCCGCCGCCTCGATGCGCCGTGCCGTGATCTCGTCCTGCGCGGCGGAATGCTCCAGCACCTCTGCCACCTCGGCGGGCACCTCTACTTCCTCGCCGCGGCGGATCTGATAGTTGCGGCCGTTTACGCTGACGAAGACATCGCCCTTATACTTTGTGTTGTCCTTAAATAAGCGGATCTTTACGCCGGGCTGTTTTGCCGCGGCTTTTTTGTTTTCTGCCATGTTGTTCTCCTTTTTTGATCCTTTATCGGCGCGCCGCAAAGCTGCGCCGTGGAAATGCAAAATACCCTCCCGCCCTGCCCTGTTCTGCCCCGCTTTTTGGGGCGCGGTTCAGTTTGCCGCGGCCGTTGCGCTGTAGCTCGAAAGGCTTTCGATGCGCACCATATACTGCTCGCACAGGCGCTCGGCAGCCTTCAGGCCCTTCCAGCCGATCGAGGCGCGCTGATTCAGCGGGTCGTCGCCATAGCCAAGCTGTTTGACGATGTGCTGCAGGCCGCCGCCTTCCAGCTCGGTCACGCCGTAGGCATGTGCGCCCAGCACAAGGGTGCTGAACACGGCCTGATACGCGGCCGCCTCGTAATATGCGCTCGTAGAGGGGTTACCCGCCGGGGCATCCACCTTGGTATAGGTATCGCCCGATTTGGTGTAGTAGGCTTTGCCCGCTGTTACCGTCGTGTCGGCCGAAGCCTTATACGCCGCCACCGGGCAGCTTGCGTCCTTCCAGATCTTTGCCTCGCTGGTTTCGACAAAGCGGATATTGCCCAGCTTGCCGATTTCGCCGTTAAAGATGCTTTCCGGATGGGCATATTTCGAGATCTCGATAAAGTCCTTGTTGCTCTTGAGGTCATACGCGGCATACGGGTGGACGATCGCCACATAGCTGTCGCCCACGGTATCCGCATTCATGGCGCCCAGCTGGGCCGCCGCACGGAAAAATACATTCGGCGTCAGCTTGCAGGCTGCCGTCAGTGCGGCACGGCTCGTCACTTCCGTCTCGGCGCCGTCCGCGCCCACGGCAGGGGCGTACATCACGTTGGTGCCGCCGGCCAGTACATCGCGTGTCACGGTGTCCATCGTGCGGCCGGCCTGGCTGGCCAAAACCTTCGTCGCGTTCAAAATTGTGTTGTCAATGGCCGTCATGCTCAGCATATCGCTTTCGGGCGTCCAGCCGCCGTACTGCGAAAGCGTGGCCGTGATGGTCGAGACGTTCAGGTTCTGGCCATCGGGCGTAACGCCCTCCTTCAGCGGCGTGGTTGCCTTCGGCAGGCTGTCATAGCGGCGGAACTCGATGGTTTTGCCGCCGTTGGCCGGGATGGGATAATAGTCGGCGAACTGATCGTGCACGAGCTTCGGCTCGGCCTGATCAATCAATCGCTTTTCGTAAAAGGTTTTCATCTCGGCTGTCATGCCGGCGCTCTCGGTGGTGTCCGTCACGGTAGCGAAACGCTGCAAATCAAAAGCAAACCGCTTTGTGTTTTCAAAAGAATTTTTCATACTTGCTCCTTTTTTATGTGCTGCCCTGCCGTAAGTACGGCAAAGCAGCGCCTGTTTTTGGGGTATCCGTCAAAACCGAATCCGCTCGCCGTGCGCCACGCGGCGCTCGATGGCTTCGCATTCGGTGCGGCTCAGCTGGCTCACATCGCGCCGCATCACCGCGCCCGCGCGGGCCGTGGTGCCGTTTTCAGAGGGCCTTGCGGCACGCCTTGCCAAGCGGGCTGCCGTCGCGGCCGCTACTTTGTCGGCCGTATACTGCATCGCGCCGCCCAAAAGCTCCTCCAGATGGCAGGCTTCATACGCGGTTTTCAAGGGTACGCCCGCTTTCAGCAGCGCGGCAAAAGCGGGGCCTTTTACTTCGCTGCTCAGCTCAAATTTCGGATACGTCGCTTTCAGGCTTTCGCTTTGGCGCTGCCAATCCCGGCAGATCGCTTCGGCCGCGTTTTCACGTTGGGCGGCGGCGCGGCGGGCTTGCTCGTCGCTTTGGGCCGCCTGTGCCTTGTTCTCGCGGAACCGCTGGGAAAGGATGTGCTGTGTTTTTGCGGCAAACTGCTCCTTGTATTCGCCCCGGATAAGCTTCTCAAACTCCGCCGTTTTGTCGGGTGCGGATGCCGAAGTTTCCGAAGGCGGGCACGGCGTATCGGCCGCAGCCTGTTCCGGCGTACACGGGGCGGCGGCGTCCCGCCCATTTTGTGCCCCACCGTTTTGCGCGGCGGGTGCTTCGCCCGTAGTTTCTCCCGTGCCTGCCGCCGTGGCTGCTGCAGCGCCCCCGGCGCCGCCCTCGCCAAACAGCTGTAGGTCGCATATATCGCAGCGCTTCGCATAGCAAAGCGCAGGAAGCAAAAGAACATTACGCATCGGCTTTTTCCTCCCGACGGTCTTTCGGGCGCGGGCTGCGCGCCAGATGGACGCGCACATACGCGGGGTAGGCTTCGCTCAAAAGGCAAAAGCCCATCATAGCGCTTTCAAACGCGCCGCGTATCCGCTCGCCGCCCTGTGCGGTGGGGATTGCCGTAATGCCCACGCAGCCGCTGCCGGCCACACCGTCCACGGCGAAATCATACAGGGTCTCGCGGCTCATTTTAGCCAGCGTACAGGCCAGCGCCTGTACAAGGATGCTCACGGCTGCGCATACGATGTCCTGCCCTTTCGGCGCATAGCCCGCATGGCCGCATACCGTCATGCGCAGCTCGTGCACCAAGGCGCCGCCGTCCTGTGCGGTATCCGGCAGCTTTACCGGCTCAATCAAAATTTCGATTTGTGTCATCTTGCATTTCCTCCCTTTTTCGCTGTGTGTATTACAGCTTTACAGCCCGTTTTTGCGCGGCATCCGGCTGCGCGGGGCGCGGCTCATTTTGGCTGCCGGCTTTCGGCGCGGCGGGCGCCTGTTTTTCGGTGACCTTTTCACCTTCCGGCATTTTTGCTGCGTTGTTGTTTTGTGCTGCGCCGCCTGTAACCTGCCCGCAGGCCGCCTTGGCGGCCATCATCGCCAGCATGGCCTGCTGCTGCGCATTTTGCTGTACAAGTGCCTTTACGCGCTCGATGCCGTCAAAGTCCATCATATCGAGGCAGGCCAGCGCGGGCTGGGCGTTTTCGGGCCGGAAGATGCCGAGCTTATAAAGCTCTTCGGCCATCTCGTTTTGAGAAAGGCGGCTAAAGGTCGATTTCTTTGCCGCCGAAACCACGATGTCAAACTCGGGGCTGCGTACGCCGAGCTGCTGGCCGAAGGCTGTGCCGAGGGGCTGCGCCTTTAAGCCACGGTTAGAAAACGGCACGAACGCCGCTGCGCCGCCTTCGCCCGTAATGCGGAAGCACCGCGGCTCATCGTAAAATTGGCGCATCAGCTCAATGCACAAATAACACTCGCGTACAAACGCCCG